TGGAGAGGGGGGGAGTTTGGGAGTGCCGTGGGTGCGCCTATACCCTCACGCTCAAAAAAGGCTTCACACCAAAGATTCTATATGATGGTCCGCCGCCTCTTGACTATTACTACCACGACTAAGATCCTGGCTGGCGGTCCTCTTCCCTGCTCCGACGCTTTTTGCCGTTTTTATTGCCGCTTCTGGTTGCCGCTTCTGGCTGCCGTTTTACAGGGCCAAATCCCTTTATGATATTCTGTATCCTGTAGAAACGAATTGTATTGATTTAGACAGGTTTGACAGAATTTAGAGGAAAAGGTTTTAAGCCCCTCCGGATAAACGCCTCTGGTCATAGACAGGCCAGGGAGAGCATAGAGAAAGGTCCAGCTTCCGGCTAAAGCCGGTGAAAGGAATGACCAGACTATGTGCTTCGCTTCAGCGCCATCGGTTCCCGCTCCTCCTCCGGCTCCCGCGCCTCCACCGAGCCTGCCGGATTCGGGAGTGCAGGGTGCGGGTCAAAATCAGCGCAATCTCGCGGCAATGGCTTACGGCGCGAGCCAGACGATTCTAACGGGTCCGCAGGGCTTGCAGACGCCGGCAGCGACAACGGCGAATTCGGGCAAGACGCTGCTTGGAGGCTAGAAGAAGGGTAATCGGTGATAGGTAATAGGTAATGGGCAAAAACCACCTCTGACCCATAACCCCTAACCAATAACATTTAACCCGGAGCGGAGCGAGCGTGGCCGACGTAATCAAAATCGATACCTTCAGCAAGGTCCCTAAAATCCAGGCTTTGCGGAAGTACGTAGACCGGCGGCTTGTGGGCTTGCGGGTTGACCGCTGGAGTTACTGGCAGCACTGGCGGCAGTTATCCGACTTTATCCTGCCCAGGCGCGGCCGCTATCTCATGACGCCCAACCAGGCCACAAGAGGCGACCCGGTTGGATCGAGGATGATAAATGAAACTCCTATTTTTGCGCTCAGAACGCTTGCGGCGGGCCTTATGGCTGGCCTTACTAGTCCTGCTCGCCCTTGGTTTCGGCTTTCTATCCGGGACATGGATGTGTCCGATAACACACCCGTCCGTCTGTGGCTTGATGAAGTAACCAAACGCTTACTTACGGTGCTCTCCCAGAGCAATGGCTACAACGCCTTGCACGTCATCTACGAGGAGCTGGGGTGCTTCGGCACGGGGTGCATGCTCATCGAGGAGGACTACGACGATGTTGTCAGGTGTCAAACACTCACAGCCGGTGAGTACTACCTTACTTCGAGCGGTAAAAACCAGATTGATACTCTTTACCGCGAATACGTACTCGCAACAGGTCAAGTTGTGGAACGATTTGGACTTGAGGCTTGCAGTCCCCAGGTCAAAAGTCTTTGGGCCTCAGGGCAGCTCGATAAAGAAGTAAATGTTGCCCAGGCAATCGAGCCAAACGACGATCGCGCCCCGCAGATCCCGGGGCTAAAAGGCAGAAAGTTCAGATCTGTAATATGGGAGTGGGGGCAGAGCCAGAACCTGGTGTTAGAGCTCCGGGGCTATCACGAGCAGCCCTTCTGCGCGCCGAGATGGCATGTTATCGGAAACGATTCATACGGCAGATCCCCCGGCATGGAGGCGCTGGCGAGCTCGAAGATGCTCCAGCAGTTGGAGAAACGCACGGCCCAGGCGATAGACAAAGTGCTAAATCCTCCGATGGTGGCCGATGTGTCAATGAAAAACGAGCCGGCCTCACTTCTGCCGGGCGGGGTGACTTACGTTGCAAACCTTGCGCAAAGCGGATTCAAGCCGGCTTATGAAGTACCGCCAAATATCCAAGGCGCTGAAGAAAAGATAGCGAAGGCCGAGGACAGGATCAACCGGGCGTTCTTTGCGGATTTTTTCCTGATGATCTCACAGCTTGATACCGTGAGGACCGCGACTGAAATCATCGAGCGAAAGCAGGAAAAGATGCTGATGCTCGGACCGTTTCTCGAACGCAGCCAATTCGAGCTGATAAATCCGATGATCGACCGGGTGTTTGCAATGATGTACCGGGCCGGGCTGTTGCCTCCGGCGCCGCCCGAGATACGCAATCGCGCTCTTGATATCGAAACGATTTCAACTCTTGCCGATGCGCAGAAATCAACGGCTACAACCGGGATCGAGCGGCTGGTGGCCTTTGTTGGAAACCTTGCGGCAGCCAAACCCGAAGTGCTCGATAACGTGGATATGGACGAGACCGTGCGGGAATACGCAGACCTTATCGGGGTTACGCAAAAGCTCATTGTAGCGCAGCAGAAGCGGGATGCGCTGAGGAAGCAGAGATCCCAGCAGGCGGCTGCCGCCCAGGCGGCGCAGATGAGCATGGCCGGAGTCCAGGGGGCAAAGACTTTGAGCGAGACCGACGTTGGCGGGGGGCAGAGCGCGCTGCAGAAGATGTTGGGGTATGGTCAGGCAGGCGGAGGGGTGGCGCAATAAAGAATATTCACCGCAGAGACGCAGAGGGCGCAGAGGAAAAGATTATGAGCCATGGCCAATATGCGAAAGCAAAGAATAATGGCGCGGGCGTAATGCCGGCGAAGGTGCAGGTGCAGATCCCGAATGTATCCGCCTGTGCGAGTTATCACTGCCCGGGTTGCACGAACAATATTTTCGAGCGGGCGTTTCGGATCTTTGAAATCTCTGCATTGCTTTCTCCGATAGGGGTCGCGCAGCCGGCCGAACAAGAGGTCTATCGCTGTACGAATTGCGGCCTGGCGTGGGAGCAAACATCGCTCAAGAAACTGACGGCCAAAGAGCGAGAAGACCTGGTGACGGAGATGAAGGCCAAAATGCAGGAAGCAGGAAGCGGGAAGCAGGGAGCGGGAAGCGAGCTTGATGGCTGACGAGCAGACCCCATACAACGCAGGCGACGCGCAGCATGTGGCGAAGCGGGAGAAGAGCCAGAAGACCCGCAATCTTCAAAAGAAGGCCGCGCTCCGCAAGATTATGTCAGATCCCGAGGGGCGCATGTGGATGTGGGATTTGCTGGAAATGTGCAGGATTCACGTAACTTCGTTTTCGTCAGATCAGCTTGCGATGGCGTTCCAGGAGGGAATGCGCAATGTGGGGCTTATCCTCGAAGCGCAAATATTCCAACTTAGCCCGGAGCTGTATTTAAAGATGGTTACTGAAAACGGTGGCTACAAGACAGAATAAGTACAAAAAAGTCAAGTGAGGGGGTCCGCTTTAGCCCGGCCAGGTGAGAGCGGCGAATAGAATAAGGAACGGCAGTCAGGTGCCTGACCATCTGATCTGCCGTTTTTTATTGCCCCCATTAGACCAGGACTGAGTGCTGAGGACTGAGGACTGAGTAGAAAAAGCAGAGGACCTCGATGCAAAGACACCTACAACTCGTACACGACGTCATGAAGGGCAAACCGGCTCACCTTCGAAGTCCGCAATGGCACAAGGTAGAGAAAGAACACCTGGCGAAAAAACCTGCCTGCCAGTGGTGCGGGGCGAAAGTCGAACTCGATGAAAATGGAAAGCCGAAGAAGGACGTGCAACCAAAGCTCCAGGTGCATCATATTAAACCGTTCCATCTTCATCCGGAACTTGAGCTCGATCCTTCGAACTTCATAACCCTTTGCGAAGAGGGCGGATACCTCAACTGCCATTTGTTTCATGGCCATAACGGGGATTGGAAGAGTTTCAACGACAAGGTGCGCGATGATTGCGAAGAGCACGCCAAAGATCCGGAGCGCCAGATCCTCGAAGCCGTGAGAAAACAAGACCCCAAACTATATGAGTTCCTGGTGAAAGCCAGGATTGAAAGGAAGAAACATGCCTGAAGAAACAGCAACAACGACAGCGGCTGAAACCACGGCGGCACAAACCACCGAGCAGACTACGGACCAAACTAATATCCTGGCGGATGCGGCGACGCAAACGACAGAGGCCGCGATCGAACCGAAACTTGGCCCAGATGGGAAACCATTGCCGCTAGAGCCCAAACTGGGGCCGGACGGTAAACCGCTGGAGCCTGATGAGGGCAAGGATAAAAAGCCCGAGATCAAAGCGTCCGAAGAATATGCGGAATTTACAATCCCGGAAGGGACCACCCTCGATGAGCAGACCGCGACTGAGTTCAAGGGGCTGGCAAAAGAGCTGGACCTGACTCAGGAGCAAGCACAGAAGCTGCTCGATTTTGGAGGCGGGAAACTCCGGGCACAGATTGAGGCCCCCTACAAGCTGTGGGCTGAGACCCAAGCGAAGTGGCAGGCCGAGGTAAAGGCGGACCCGGAGATAGGCGGCACGAAATTCGAGCAGAGCATCAAGGATGCGGCTCAAGTCTTTGTGCCGGGAGATTCAAACCCGTTCGTGAAAGATGAGGCGGAGGCCAAGAGCCTGAGAGATGCGCTCAACATGACGGGGGCCGGGAACAATCCCGCTATTGTGAAGTTATTTGTCAAGATCGGGACCCTGCTGAAAGAGCCTGGTTCGCTTTCGGGCGGACCGGTGAAAGACACGCAGGACACACTTCTTGCCAAAATGTATCCAACAATGAACGAAACGACGACGTAACGAGGAGCACATAAATGGCCACTATAGGACCTGTAGCATTGACACTGGCGGACTGGGCCAGACGGATAGATGACGACGGAAAGATTGCCGAGATCATCAATCTTTTGTCCCAGACCAATGAAATCCTAGACGACATGCTCTGGGTGGAAGGAAACCTTCCGACCGGGCATAAAACGACAATCAGAACCGGTTTGCCTTCCGCGTACTGGCGCTTGCTAAACATGGGCGTGCCCAGGGGCAAATCGACCACGGCCCAGATCACCGAGACCTGCGGCATGCTCGAAACTTACAGCGATATCGACGTGGATCTCGTGGCGCTTTCCGGTAACGACCGCGCTTTCAGGCTCTCTGAAGAGCTGGCATTTCTTGAGGGCATGAATCAGCAGATGGCCGGGATAAACGTCGATTCGGTCTACTTCGTGACCCAGAGGACCATTCCGGGCGTGAATGGCGGAAATCCCGTGAAATATATCGAGCGGATGAACGCACGGAACTTTCTCACAAACGGGGTATCCGATGTGACGAAGGCCTGGTTTGTAGACTGCGGGCTTCAATATTCGGGCAGCCCGGCGACGGAGATAACCGGCCTCGATCATTTAAACGGGGCCACTGTAAGCATTCTTGCCGATGGGAGCGTTCAGCCTCAGCAGATAGTGGTGAACGGGGCTATTACGCTCCAGAACGCGGCAAGCCTTGTCACTGTGGGACTTCCTTATGTCTCGCAGCTCCAGACCCTTTGCATGGAGCCCGAAGGGATGGTGATGCAGGTCCAGGATTACCGCAAGAAGATTGCGGCTGTGGCGGTGCGGGTAGCGGACACGAGGGGGTTGAAGGTCGGGCCGGACTTTACGAGGCTGACCGAGATAAAGGAAAGATCGGCGTCGGTCAGCATGGGCGCGGCCGTGCCGCTTTTTACCGGGGACGAGCGCGTGATAATCAGCGCAGATTACCTGGTGGATGATGATGTGTGTTTGCAGCAGGACAACCCACTTCCGTGTACGGTTTTGGGGGTAATTCCGGAGGTGAGTATAGGAGACAGCCCTGGGTGAAGCGGGGCTGAGGACTGAGGACTGAGTGCTGAGGACTGAGTAAAAAAAATCTCAGCACTCAGCACTCATAGCTCAGCCCTGAAGCGACCAAAGGGAGCGGCCATGGCTCGAATCATAGTCCCGGCACATTCAGATCATGTCTACTGGATCGCGAATAAAATGCGGCAGCCGGACCGGGCAGAAGTCGCGGCGGCGGCGGGGATGGGGCCGTTTCGGGCGCTTTCGGACTCGCTGCAGCGATCGGCGGCGGCATGGACGGGGATGGTAAACGATGAGCCTGTCTGCATGTTTGGCGTTACGCCCGTTGATATTTTGGGAGGCGTCGGATCGCCCTGGCTGCTGGGAACCAATGAAGTCGAAAGGTACGCCATCACTTTCTTGAGGTTGAACAAAGGATATGTGGCGAAGATGCTCGAGCTTTTTCCTCATCTTCAAAACTATGTCGACGTCAGGAATGAGATGTCAATCAGGTGGCTCAAGTGGTTGGGGTTCAGGTTCGATCCTGAGCCGGTTCCTTATGGAATATGGGGTTTGCCGTTTTATAGATTTCATATGCAAAAGCAGAATGTTTCTGGAGGCAAAATCTAATGTGCACACCGGTTGCTCTTGGCGTAGCAAGCCTGGTTGTCGGGGTCGCGGGGTCTGCGATGCAGGGGATAGCTCAGTCCCAGGCCGCGAACTATAACGCCCAGGTCGCGCGGAATAACCAGATCGTCGCCAATCAGAACGCGAGCATCGCCCTTCAGCAGGGACAGGCACAGGAGCAGGCCAAGCGGATACAGACCGGCGAGATGGGTTCCGCAATCGTGGCGAACGAGGCGGCAAGCGGGGTGAATCCGAATGAGGGTTCGGCGCTTTCCGTGCGGTCCTCTGCGGCCGAAACCGGGGAGCTCGACGCGCTTACGATCCGGTACAACTCGAACCTCCAGGCGCGAAATCTCCAGTACCAGGGGGCGCAGTACGGTGCTCAGGCTCAGCTTTACAGCTCACAGGCCGGATGGGATGTGGCGAACTCCATCCTTGGCGGAGCGTCTTCGGTCTCAGGTAAGTGGCTTCAGTACAATCAGATGGGGGTTTTTGGAAATCAGCCTTCAAATGCCGTGACTGGGGCTTCGGCCTACTTGAGCGGTATGTGGAGTTAATAAGCTTCGGCCTAACGGTAAGAGGAATGACCAGATTATGCCGGTCGTTCACGATTCAGCGTTCGAAGAACACGTAATGCCCCAGGGCCAGAAGGCATATAACACCATCGACAAGGCCACGCTCGAAAGCTCAGGCTGTCAGGTTGGGCAGACTCTCCAGCAGACCGGAAACATGTTCGAACAGCATGCGGTTGCTCGGCAGCAGTTCATAAATGAAGTCAACGTGAACGATGCTTACGCGAACAGGTTTTCCCCGCAATTCGCGATTTGCAAAACGAATTTCTGAAACTCGAAGGCAAAGAAGCCGAGACGCGCTGCCCCCAAAGATTTAGAACCCAATCCGGTGATAGACTGCCTAATCCTCAGACTAGCAACTTATTTCAAATCTCCCGGGGACCGGGTAAGATTTTGTTTCGGAAGTGTGCTTCTCTATGTTATCAGATTTCAGGACAAAGGGAGGTGAAGCAAATGGAAGAGAAAAAACCCGCGGCCGATCCGAAAGCAATGCTTAGCTCGATTTTGCAAATCTTCCAGGCTGTTATCAGTGCCCCGGTGTCGTTTTACCGGCAAATGCCAACTTCGGGAGGCTATGCCGATCCCGTTATTTTCGCAGTCGTCATGGGTGTTGCCGCCGGCATCGTAAGGATCGCCGTTAGCCTGCCGGGGTTTTCTTTTGCCAAACTCTTCACCCTGTTTTTGGCCGGGATGATAATAACCCCTATATTGACAGCGCTTTTCACCTTTGTTGCATCGGCCATTCTATTTGTAATCTGGCAGCTTATGGGGTCGCGGCAATCCTATGAGGTCTCCTTCAGGTGCGCGGCCTATGCGCTTGCTATCACCCCTGTTACCGCAGCGCTCAATTTCATTCCATATCTGGGAATTGTGGCCGGCATGGCCTGGACGGCTTACATTCTCGTGTGTGCTTCAGTTGAAGTTCACGGGACTGAACCGAAGATTGCCTGGATCGTTTTTGGCGCTATCTGCACCATTCTTGCACTCGGTTCCGTTTCGATGCAGCACACGGCGAGGAGCTTCCCGCATAAAATGCAGAGCTTGGGAAAAGGGCTTGACGATATCGAGAAGATGAAGCCCGAGGAAGCCGGCCAGGCGGTTGGCAAATTTTTAAAAGGCATGCAGAAGGGTATGGATAAGTAGGGGTCTTTAGCGGACAGAGCCGGGTAGAAGGCGGAAAATGGCCGAACCGAAATTGATCTACCGATGCCAGCAGTGCGGCTACATAAGCCCTAAATGGATGGGCAAGTGTCCCGAATGCGGGATTTGGCACAGCTTCTCCGAGGAGGTGGCGCCCGGGGGGGCCAGGAAACTGGCCTCGAAACTCGCAAAAACTCTTTCGGCCCATCCGGTCAGCCTCGATGAAATCCAGTCCGACGGCGAAGTGCGCCTCCATACGGGCATCGGCGAATGGGACCGGGTGTTGGGAGGGGGTCTGACAAAGGGATCTGTGGTTTTGCTCGCAGGCGACCCGGGCATCGGAAAATCCACCCTTCTTCTCCAGGCGCTTTCCAGGATGACCAAGCAGGGCCCTGTTCTCTACGTTTCAGGCGAAGAAAGCCCTCAGCAGTTGAAGTCCCGCGCTCAGAGGCTGGGACTGAACTCCCGCGACCTGTTCATCTTTGCGGAAACCTCACTGGAAGCCGTGCTTGACGAAATCGAGAAGAACCCTCCGATGGTCGTAGCGGTGGACTCCATTCAGACTATGTACACCAGACTCCTGGATGTTGCCCCTGGGTCCATAAGCCAGGTGCGGGAATGCGCATCCAGGCTCATGAGGACGGGCAAAGAAGCCGGGATAAGCATTTTCGTTATCGGCCACGTCACAAAGGAGGGAGCCATAGCCGGCCCACGCGCCCTGGAGCATCTGGTGGACACCGTTTTATACCTTGAGGGGGATAGGACGCACACCTTCCGGCTGCTTCGGGCGGTCAAGAACCGATATGGCTCGACAAACGAAGTCGGGGTTTTCGAAATGAAGGAAAGCGGCCTCGATCAGGTCCCCAATCCCTCCCAGTTGCTTCTGGCAGAGCGCCCCAAGGGGGTCGCCGGCTCCGTTGTGGCCTGCTCCGTGGAGGGGACCCGTCCCATTCTGGTCGAACTTCAGGCCCTGGTCAGTTCGACCGGATGGATGCAGCCGCGCCGCACCAGCATGGGGGTTGACACAAACCGGCTCTCGCTTTTGCTTGCAGTGCTCGAAAAAAAGCTCGGCTTCAACTTTGCGCAGCAGGACGTGTTCATAAATGTGGCCGGCGGAGTGAGGCTCATAGAGCCCGCAGCCGACCTTGCGATGACCACCGCCCTGATGAGCAGCTATCTGGACAGGCCGCTTCCGCAGGATCTTGTGGTGTGGGGCGAGGTAGGGCTCGCCGGTGAGGTAAGGGGAGTCGGGCACAGCGCGCTCCGGGTGGGAGAGGCCTCCAAGCTGGGGTTTACCGCCTGCCTTATGCCCAAGAGCAATTCCGAGCGGCTTTCGCAGGAAATGGACGCACGCCACATAGGCGTCCGTTCCCTTCAGGAGGTCCTGCAGACAGTTTTTGAGGGAGAAACGGGACTGCCCCGGAGCGGCGCTCAGTGATAAACTCCTGCAAATTCTGCCGGATAATTTCGGGCGAGTTGCCCGCCTCGATCATCCTGGAAGATGAATCTTGCGTGGCCTTCCTGGACAGCCGCCCACTTTTTCAGGGCCATTGCCTGCTCGTCCCCAGGGCCCATTACGAAACGTTGATGGACCTGCCGGACTCCCTAATCCAACCATTTTTTTCGGACGCAAAGCTTCTGTGCCGCGCGGTGGAGGAAAGCATGAGCGTGGAGGGGACTTTTGTGGCAATCAATAATAAAATCAGCCAGAGTGTTCCCCACCTTCATGTGCACGTGGTCC